CAAGATGGGAAAAACAAATTACTGAAGATATTATTTGGCCGACACACAAACGATTAATACAAAAATATACACCATTTATACAATACGATAAAGAAAAGTTTTTACATATTTTAAAGAAAAAGATACATGAATAGGCCTAAAATTAAATGCGTCTATTTGGATATGGATGGAGTTATTGCTGATTTTGAAAAGCGATATAAAGAACTCTTTAACATGATTCCAAAAGAAGCAGAGAAATACAAAAAATTTGATAAGTTCTTTGATGAGTTCATTGCAACTCAGCAATTTGCCAGCCTGGATTTAATGCCAGGTTCAGAAAAAGGTTTAGAGTATTTGAGAAAAGCCAATGTGCTTACTCAGATGCTTACCTCATCGGCAAGTGAAAAACGCCATGATGATATTTCAAGGCAAAAAATGTTGTGGTTAGAAAAACACGGCATTACGTTTTACCCTATTATAGTACCAGGTAAAAGGTTGAAACAGAACTATGCAGAACCAGATTGCATTCTTATTGATGATACAGAAATAAACATCACTCAATGGACAGCAAAAGGTGGTATTGGTATTCTACACAAGGACTGGCATACTACTATGGCAATATTGCATATGTACATTTGACAAACGCCTAAATACTATGATATACTAGCAGTTGATTATGAGAAGTAATTTGATATATTCCGTTTATACTCCGTTAATACGAAAGGTAATACTATGAGTTTTGCAAATCTAAAACGCCAATCTGGCAACCTCGACAAACTTGCTAAAGCAGTTGAGGCACTCTCCCAAACATCCGAAGGTGGTTCTGAAAAGTCCGATAACTATTGGAAACCAGAAGTTGATAAAGCAGGTAATGGCATGGCCACTATCCGTTTCTTACCAGCGTCTGAAGCCGATGGTGAAGATGGTCTGCCTTGGGTCAAAATCTTCTCCCATGGTTTTCAAGGACCTGGTGGTTGGTTAATTGATAATTGTTTGACCACAAAGAACCAACAATGTCCTGTATGTGAACACAACTCTGGATTATGGAATTCAGGCATTGAAGCCAACAAAGATGTAGTCCGTAAACAAAAGCGTAAATTGAATTACATCGCCAATGTGTATATCGTTTCGGATCCTAAACATCCAGAAAATGAAGGCAAAGTGAAGTTGTTCCGTTTTGGTAAGAAAATCTTTGATAAGATTACTGAAGCAATGAATCCACAGTTTGAAGATGAATCACCAATCAATCCATTTGATATGTGGAAAGGTGCTAACTTTAAGTTGAAAATTCGTAAGGTAGAAGGTTATCAGAACTATGATAAGTCTGAGTTTGATTCTTCAGCTGCTTTGTTAGATGATGATGCAGCACTAGAGAAAATCTGGAAGTCAGAGTTCTCTTTGAATGAATTGACTGCTGGTAAAGAGTTCAAATCTTATGATGAATTAAAGCAACGCCTTGACAAAGTTCTTGGTTTGAATGGTGAAGTAATTGCACCAAAGACAACCGTAGAAACTATTAAAGAGCAAGTTCGTACTGCTCCTAAATCAGTTGAACCAAAGATTCATGAAGATGATGATGATATGTCTTATTTCGCCAAGTTGGCAGAAGAAGATTAAACCGTAAATCTCCTTAGATTGGTTTGACCCCGCTACGGCGGGGTTTTTTATTGGTTAAGTCGGTCTTAGATTTTGTTTGAGAATTTTTTGAAGTGTAGTATCATCAGTGCGGACATTTACTGATGTATCAAGTAGTACGCCTTGGCCTCCACCAACACTATTAACTTTCTTTGAAGCATCCACCACAATATTTTGAGTACCAGAATATTCCTGATTCATCATATTAATATTTTCACTAATTACTGATTGTGCTCTTGCAGCAATAGGATTGGATTCAGCAGAAGCCGGTGTAGCAGTTGGTGGGGATTCAGACATTGCAACTGGTGCAGTTGAAGCGGCCGATTGTTCTGTGCTTGCAACTGGTGCTGGCGGATTGGATTGACTTGATAATTCTGGAGAAATTTTTGATGCGGACTTAGATTCAATGGCAGACACAACATCATTATATTCTTTGGCTATTGCTTCATCTTTTTTATCACCAACACCTTTTTTTACTCTATTTACTGCACCAAGGTGACCCATATCAATCATTTCTTGTTGAGCAACTTTTAAATCTTCCAATGAAGATTTTTCTAGTCCTTCTTTTTTAACTTTTTTGTAAGTCTTTCGTGAATTTTTATCTGCTTGTTCTTTTTCATAACTAGGTAATTGTCCTTCAGAACTAAGGCCAGAAACTGCCATGCCAACACCACCTTCTCCCCTCAATGCAGCTTGAGGATCCAACTTTATTTGTTCCCACATCCATTTACCAATTGTTCCTGCCACCACAGCAGCCAATAAACCTAATCCTAACGGACTTATTAAAAATCCTGCAAGCCTTAATAAAGAACTTAATGACGAACTGCCCATGGCACCCAAAAATGATAATAACGGTGCCAACATGAGTGTTAAATTTTCAATCATTTTCATTATACCATCAAGCATCCCACCACCAAAACCGCTAAAGCCACCAAATCCAAGAGAAGGTTCTTTTGCGTTACCACTTTTATCTATTTTGACTGCTTTGCCACCTCCGCCACCAAGTGCACTTAATAATTCTTTATGCCAATTTTCTTTGTCTTTATTTTCTTTTTGTTTAAATTTTTTTTCAATTTTAATTTTTTTGGCTTCAGCGGCGTATTCACTTTTTATTAAGTTATACAACCTTGATAATACATCAGCAACACCATCACCCCTTCTCATTTTACCTCTTTGGCCATCTGAAACGTTGGTGTACAAAGCTGGTTCAATATTACCTAATCCATTACCAATAGTTCTTTCGTTAACTTGATTAGCTCGGCCTTTTTTATTTTTTAGGCCTTTATTGGCAAAATATTCAATATCTTCTTTTTTACGACCAGTTGCACGACCAATTAATGATGACATGGTGTTGCCCATCAACATTCTAGCAATATTCAAATAGTCAAACTTCTCTTTAAATCCTTTACTTTTGGCAGCCATTTTATCTGATATGGCACCAGTAACCGACTTCATTGCGCCCATATTTCCACCAATGGCTTTCTCACGAATGAGTTCACCCAATGATTTTTTATTTATTCTGTTAGCTTCTTGGTATGAGTTAATGGCCATATTATGCTGTCATAAAAAGTGGTAAGTCTAAATCGCTGCCTACGTTTAGTACTTGAGTGGATTTTCCTCCAACAAGCTTGTTTATCGTTTGGCTATTATTTAGAGCAATATTGGTTGGTTTAGTTGTGCCTTTTAAATCTTTGTTTTCAACAGAAGAATTTGCTATTTGTGTACCAGTTGTTGGTGGTGTTTCTTGTGCTAATTGTGCGGTACTAGTACCTTTTGTAATGGCAACAATTTTATTATTTTTATTATAATATCCTTCCATTTGTTCCATGGCATCCATAATTTTAATTCTTTGGGAAGAATCATAATCTTGCATACGTTTATTTTCACCACTTACTGCTCCTAAAACTTTTGCCTGATAAGCTCCAGTATCATTTTCTACCGGAGGCGCATATCTTGCAATAGCAGATTTTAAATCTAAATCTTTATAATTTTTGCCATCAAATATTAATTTTTCTTTTGCTTTTCTTCCCGATTCATATGTTGGAAAAATAGCAAAACGGCCATCAGATCCAATAGCACCATATTGTTTGGCAAAAGAACCATATTCAATATTACCTGGATTATTATTTCTCCAATTTCTTGTACCAATTACTTTATCTACAGCACCGTCAGGCCGTTTAACAATATTATAGCCTGGACCAGTTTCGATGATGTCTTGAATAGCAAGACCAGTAACGCCACCAACAGCAATTGCACCACCAACTGCTAAACTACCTGCACTAAGAGCTCCAGAACCAGCTGTCGTTGCATTTGTTGCTTTGACTGCTGTGGCCACCGGAGCGATAGTGGGTGTGGGTGTTTTTGTAGTTGTAGGTGCAGGAGTAGTTTTTGTGGTTTTTGTGGTTGTGGGTGTAGAAGTTTTTTGTGGTGTTTTTTTGGTTATTTTTGGTTTAAATTTAGTTAATTTTTTAGGTTGACCTTCTTTAATTTGGTCAATTAATTCTTTGTGGCGCCTTTCTTCTTCTTCGTGTAATTCTTGTTGAAAATTTCTTTCCAACTCAAAACTAAGTTTATTTTTTTCGTTATGATTTTGTACTAAATTAAATAATTTACCTGCCACATCGGACACAGCGTCACCTTTACGGAGACCATCTTTTTGTCCTCCAGATATTTTGGTATAAAATGCAACATCAATATTACCAAGTTTTCCACTTGAAGATAAAGACCTTGAAGATTTTTTATCACCTAAAAAATATTTCATATTCTCTTTACTGGCACCAAATGTTTTGCCAAGTAAAGTTGCACCCGTTTTACCAACAAGTGTCTTTGCAATATTTAATGGATTGAATTTTTCTTTGATGCCAACTACTTTAGCTTTAAAACCTTCTGATATACTTTGTTTGAGAGATTGGCCTTCTATCGCACCTTTTCTAAGATTGGCAAGAAAACCCCTTTCTCGTATTTCTTTGAGGCGTTGGCGTTCTTCACCAGTAAGTGGTTGCTTTTTTGCAATCAAAGCATCCACTTCTTGAAGTTCTTGTAATAGTTCTTCGCTGCTTTTTTTCATTTACCTTTTTGTCTTTGCTTAATCTTTTCGTTTTCTTGTTCAATATATTGTATAAGCATAGTAACGTAAATATCTCTTTCCCACGGAATCATATTTTCAAGTTCCGTAAGACTATATTTGTGGTGTTGCATCAAGCTAAAATTAGTAGTGTAGTAATTCTTCAGATTGTCATAACGAAATATTAGTCGAAAAAACTGTCTAAGCCTTCCACATCAATGGAATGGTCGTAACCACATTTACCACACTTCATTTCAATCTTTTTGTTTAATTTTGGTAAATTCTCAAAAAATTGTTCAATCTGTGCAAACTGTTCTTGGTTTAATGATTCTAAAAAATCATTTAATTCTTTTTTGGTGCTTTCTTTGGCATAATAATATTGTTGACCATCATAAATGTGTTCAATACTATTGATAATCATATCAAAAGCCATATCGGTCACATTATTAGTTTTTGCAACTGATTCCAGTACAGAAAATTCTGGATACTTTAACTTAATACTAATTGTGTCTGTTAAATTAATAACTTCTTTTGTGGTGCCCATTTCAACTTGAATTTCCAAAAGATTAATTTTGGTTTTCATGGAATTACCACATGGTGTGGGATCTGTACGGTTCTCTAATTGAACCATGTTTTCACAACGATAATTGCTTTCGACAATCTCACCAACTGAGCGGGCTCTTAAATTTAAAAAGTAAAACTCAACATCAATAATTGGTAATGAATCAATATCAACGTTTTCAGTCAAAGTACAATTATGTAACACTTGACGAATATTCTTCTCAATGGTTTGTTTATCATCTGATTCCAAAGCCATCATTAAGTTACGTTGTTCTTTAACCAAAAACGGTCTAAAACGAATGTGTTTTTTAGATAATGGTAAATCTATTTCATATACTGGTGCATCAATTCTTGGTAAAGCCATTTTATTTTCACTCCATATTAAAAATTAATTAAAATCCTGCGTTATTATATGCCGCTTTATCCTCAGCGGACAAATTTTTAGAATCAACTCTGTAAACATTTGTTAAATTATCTCTATTTGGAATTTGTGTTGTAAAATCATTAACGCCTGCAGCAATTTCCGCTGTGATGGATTGTAACAAACTGGAACCTAATGCTTGGATTGAATTGTTTTGCCAGTATGTGTAAGCAAACACCACGGTTAATTTATGAAAACTATCTGATGACCAATCCAAATCTAATTGATTAACTGCAATAGGAAAAGCATCAATCAAATTAATGGAATATATTTTCTTATTTTGTTGGTCGTATTGATTAACTTGTAACGTTGATACATAATCAGATTTATATCTAAAATCAAATTTATACGATGGATTAATATATTCCATCCAAGCATCAAAAAATAACTTTTCTTCCATACTCTCCGAAACAATGAATGTCATGGTGATGTCATTGTATGAAGATTGATACGGATGTTTTTCAGTAGGATTAGCTCCAAACTTCTGTTCGGTTGTAGCAAATGTTCTACTCGGCAATTCGGTAGATTCACAACGCATTGACAATGTTCTACCAGTATTTCGGTACGGAAACAAAGTTAATGGTACAGGAATATTTACATCAAACCGATTAGGTTTGGCCAAGTCTTTTACAAAACTGGCACGAAATTCGTTTAGACTGCTGGGCATTAACTTGTCCTTATTTCATTTACGGATTCTTGCCATACTTTCTGTGGTTTAGCACCCTTG